CCCCAACTCCTGCCGCAACCCCAAACCCGCCACCCGCTCCACCCGCAACTCAGACTCCAAACCACCCACCCGACCCAAACACCACACCGCCACCCCAGCCACAGGATCCGCACGCACCGACTTCACAAGGCGCACCGAACACGACAACCGCGACGCAATCTCACCCGCCGTCAACCCCGCCAACGTCAACCCCGCCACCAACCACGCACGATCCGCCAACCCCAACTCAGACATCCCCCGAAACGCCCGCGGCGACCCCAACACCGACGCAATCAACTGCTCATCAGGAACCCACCGCGCAACCGCCGGCCTGGCCGCATCAACGTCGTCCTCAAACCCCTCAAGATCGTCGTCCAAATCCTGCACACCCGCGACGATAACCAGCAACCACCACTAACCCACCCGACGCGACGCCCAATCCAAACCAACCACCGACCCCACCGACGACGGCACACCCGAAAACCCCATACCCCGCCCAGCCCCCGACACCAACACATCATGAGCAACCACCAGGGCGGCAAGGCTGTCGGGCTGGTGCTGACCCAACTGCCAACCAACCGCAGCCGATTCAAAGCCCGGCAAATGCCCAGCCACCCGCACCAAACCAACCTCCAACCCCTGCAACAACGACGCCGACCTCGCCACCGAATCACCAACCCGAGCCCGCCCCTTCGGCGGCCACGACGACACCGCCACAGCACGCCCAACCCGCGCCCGCCCCAACGCCTCACGAACCACCCGCAAATACGTCTCCCGCGCCGCAAACCCCTCCACCGCAATCTCCGACGCCCCCACCGCCACAGCCAACGCCACAGCCTCACGCGCCCACTCATCCGACGTCATCGGCGCAGAAACATCCGCCACCACCGCAACCACACCATCCGACCCCAAAGACGCCGCCACAATCCCACACGAATCCCCAGAACCCGAATCCGAAGGATCCACACCCACCACAACCCGAACCGGACTCTGCGGCGCAACAGGCAACCGCCACGAATCCAACCACCCACCCTTCACCAAACCACCCTCCGGCGCCCGAGGAACCCCCTGATACAGGGCATTCCACGTCCGCTCACCCACCGAACGCCGCATCCCCACAAAATGCTCAGCCGTAAACCCCAACGCCGACACCATCGCCACACCCGGCCCACGACCCAACGCATCAGGCACACCAGCCGCCGCAATCGCCGGCACATTCGTATGCCGCCACCGATCCGGCTCAGCCGCCAAAACCTCACCACTCAAATCCCGCTCATGCCACCGCGTCTGAACAATCGAAATCGACCCACCAGGATGCAGGCGCGTCGACAACGTCGAACGAAACTCACCAAACACCCGCCGCCGATGCGCCGCCGAATCCGCCTCAGCCTGATCCTTCACCGGATCATCAATGACCAGGTAGTCCATACCGAAGCCGCTCACCCCGGACTGAATACCCGTCGCCAACATCCCACCCCGACGACCCTCCACCGTCCACCGACCCACCGCCGTCTTATCCGGCGACAACCGATAACCCAAATAATCCCCATGATCCTGAATGATCCGACGCGCCTTACGGCTGTGCTCCTGGGCCAAATCATCCGCATACGCCACCACACCGATCTGCAAATCCGGATCACGCATCAACGCCCACACCGGAGTCCACACCGCGAGAAGCTGGCTCTTACCCGTCCGTGGCGGCGTGCTGATCACATCCCGCTGATCAGGCTTGGTGATCGACCGCACCGCCGCATCCGACAACAACCTGATCGTCGGCGTCACCCGAAACGACGGGTCCAGGCGGCGAGCCAACTCAGCCGGCGAACCCGGCCGCCGCAACCACCTCGCCGCCGCCACCGCCCGCACACCCACCAAACGCGACACCACATCCACAAACGCCAGTGTGGCGCGTGGCGGTGACGCAAAACGCCCCCGAGTTTCCTCGAGGGCGCTGCGCGGTGGCTGTGGGCTGGGCTAGACGGCTTGACCCCGCGTGTTGTACACCGTGGCCCGAGACACCCCGAACTCAGCAGCCAGCTTCGTCGCCGACTCGCCAGCCGCCAGGCGCTGCGCCACCTCGGCCACCTGGGCCGGGGCAAGCGCCGGCTTACGGCCCTTGTACACACCCTTCGCCTTCGCGATCGCGATCCCCTCACGCTGCCGCTCCAACATCAGATCGCGCTCAAACTCAGCGATCGACCCGAGCAGGTTCAACATCAGCGTCGACATCGGGCTCGCACCCTCCGGCGCGAATTCCAGGTTGTCCTTGACGAACCGGACCGTGACGCCGCGGCCAGTCAGATCGGCGACCAGCTTGCGCAGATCCAGCACGGATCGGCCGAGGCGGTCCATTGAGTGCACGACAAGCGTGTCGCCATCGCGCAGGTACTCAAGGCACTCGGTGAGCGCCGGGCGTTTGGTGTCCTTGCCGCTGGCGTGGTCGGTGAACACCTTGGCCAGGTCCATGCCGTTGAGCTGGCGGTCGGTGTTCTGGTCGACCGTGGAGACGCGGACGTAGCCGACGATCGCGCCGCTCATCGGGCACCGCCCGTGGAGGTCGCGGACGAGCGGGCCACCGCGGCCGCGCGGGTCTTGGCCACCACGCCGTCGGTGAACTGCTCCAGGTGCGGACGCAGCTCCTCCGCGTAACGCGCCCAGCCGGCGTCGTCGGTGACCAGCCAGCCCGCACCCAGCGAAGCCGGGACAACGTCGTAGCAGCTACGGCACACAACGCCCGTGTAGCTGCCTGCCGAGCCCTTGCCGGAAGCGCCGCAGCACTCCGTCAGGTAGTAGACGATCGTGCCGTCGGAGGTCAGCAGACCGCCGATCGGATCGCTGGCGATCGCGTTGGTGGAGATGATGGTGGCGGTCATGGTGACCCCTTCCGGGTAAGCGGCCGGGCGGTTCCCGGCTGACTAGGTTCTTAGACCATGCTAGACCACCGCCCAACAATGCGCAACTCAACCCTAGAAAAACATTATTGGGGCAGAGACGCCATGCCCGACATGGGCACGCCCTAGATAGACAGACCCTAGACGCCCACGTCCGCATCCTCGGCGTCCTCGGCCAGCACCGACTCAATCCACGACGGCCCACGATCCGCCGGCGCCGCAGCCACCAGCTCGGCCTCCGCCGCCTGGGCCCGATACACCGCCACCCACTCCGCCAACTCATCCACCCCAACCCCGCCACCAACCGCGAGTACTTGCCGCGCCACATCGACGTGGAGCGGCCAGAGTGGATCCTCCGTGCCATCCACCCTGCCGAACAGTTCCCGGCACTCAGCGAGGGCGGCAGCGTCCAGGGCCGCGACGTCGAGGCGGCCGGCGGTCACATCCTCCGCGATCGCCAGGGCGGCGGTGACGGCGGCCTTCATGGCGTCCTTGCGGGCAGTCACGGTGCCGGCACCCACGGCCCGGACTGGATGTGGCCGAGTTCGTTACGCGGACGCACCAACGGCCGCGGCGTTTCGACCAGATCGGCTTCGACGATCTCGGCCTCGAGCGGGGCCTGGGCTTCGATGGCGGCGGGTTCGCCTGCGTTGTCGATGGCCTCGAGGAGGCGGGCCCGGGTGTCGGCTAGGGCTTGGGTGGCGGTGACGTTGACGTTGACTTCGATGGGGATGTGTTGGCCGGTGAGTTTGGCGTAGCGGTCTAGGCCGTCGAGGGCGGCGCGGGCGAGGTTGGCGGCTTCGGCGCGTTGGCCTTCTTCGAGGGCGTGGTGGGCTTCGTCGGCGAGGCGGGTGGCGAGGTGTCGGATGGTGTCGCCGGTTGCGCGTCGGAGGGTGTGGAGGTCGTCGGGTGGGTTTTTTTTGAGCCAGCGGTTGACGGCGGCGTTGGCGGCGTGGAGTGATTTGTAGCCGGTTTGGTCTGCGATTTCTTGCCAGGTGCGTCCTCGGCAGCGGAGTTCCCAGGCTTGGCGGCAGCGTTGGTTGCTGCTTTTGCGGTCCATAACTGGGGGCATGGTTGTTGATTGTTGCGTGGGGGGGTGCTGGGTGGTGTGTGTTTTTTGTTTGTGGTTTTCCAGCCCATGATGGCTCGTATTTGGTTGATTCCGTGTTGTGCGGCTGTGGCGTGGTGGGTGGTGTGGGTGGCCGGCGGGGGTGG